AGCTGGACGTTACCAGGGTGTCAGCGATCTGGGTTTTGTCGAAGAAGTTAATACCCGAACCTGCCGCAAGGAGGGGGCGAGTCAGTTCAGCAATCAGAGTAGAACCCTTAGGCGCAATTGCCGAATTCGTCTCAACCAGCTGGGCTGCAATGTTTACAGCGATTTCTGCCGAAGAGTTACTTAGCATTACTTAGCGCTCCTTAAGTTTGGACTTTACACTGTTGCCGACTGTGTTAAACAGCACGCTACGGGTAAGGTTGTTTTCAGTGGTCTTATACGCCAACGCTGCGTTAGTGCTTACGCGCGCTACCACACTCCCCACCAACTCGATCACGTTAGCGATGATGGCGGCGTTGTCATGAATCTTTTTGTTCTTAAGCAGGTTTTGCTGCTCTTCAATAGTTTGTTCGGACATGATACCCAGCTCCAGTTGATTAACCACTGGATTTGAAAAGAAGCAAAAAAGAAAGAGAGGATTACCCCCTCTTCTCTTTTCACGCAACAAGAGTAAACACCTCTTCGATTTTGCTGAACACTTCTACCCGAGAGAAAGGGCTGTGCTTGAGCAGCAGGATGGTGAGGTTGTGGTAGTCGTCTTCTGGTAGATCGTCAGCTACGTACAGTTCAACCATAGGAAGCGCAGTAGTAGCCACTTCTAGGTTCACATTGAAGAGGTTGGCGATGGTAGCGATAGTGTTCATGTGTAGCTCCTTCCCAGTTAAGGGTGTCTTTAATTGCATGCAGTGGTGGTGATTAATTAGGCTGAGTGATGCTGCTTTCTTGTCTAGCTTATCTACTGGTCCGTAGGTTAGGGCGATGAGTTCTTTGAACCGATCGATGGTCTTCTTCGGAAGTAAGTCTTCGGCTTTATAGTAGCTGGTTTTACTCGGTTTGACTTTCATAGGTTGCCTCCTAGTTACTCACTACTAAAAACCTACCGGAGTGCTAGCTCCGGTAGGTTCATTTATTCTATTTCTCTTAGCCAGTTAAGAAGCCTTTATCACTGTAGCTATGAGGTTTTCTATTTCGTCTTTATTCCAGTAGAGCGTACCTTCTAACTCTATAGGTTTAACGTGGACACCTTTCCCACCTACAAGGTTACCTACCTTCTTTATACCAGGGTAGCCGTGCAGTCTTTCAATTAAACCTTGTAGGGAGTAGTGGGTTTCTAACACGTTTTCACTCAGTTGTTTTTTATCCATGCTGACCTAACCTCATAGTAAACGCTTGGTTTTAACTCAAGCTTCTCATGTAGTATATATGTAATTGAAATGAATTCAAATGGGTAAAGAGCTAGCTGCCCGTCAAGGCAGCTAGCGTCTAGTGTTTTACGGGTTAAGCAGGAACAACACCAGGAACACAATCCCCCACCCCAGTAACCAAGAGGAGAGTAACCACGGCAACGCTTTAATTAAACTTAAGTCGTCTACTTCATCGTTAGGTTCTTTTTTGTCTGACTCAAGGGTAGGTAGGGTAAATCTATCCTGTATCTCGCACAACGCGCTTAAAAAGCTCCCTGGTACTTCGCCACCACTACTCACTGCACACCTCGTTTAATAGGACCACTCCACCACAGGATTTTAGCGCAGTGAATTAACCATTACGGGTATTTAACCAGACTAACAATACGATGAGAGTTAGACATATCGAGATGGGGTAAGGGTCTTGGAAAACATCTTTTACAAACCGGTTGAAGCGTATGCCAGTACGTTCAATCCGGTTAAGTCATATTTGATTCAGCTTGCACACTACATCAAAGTAAAGACCGGATGCACCACCGCAGTAAGCCAGGAGCGGGCTAAGGCTCTCTTTAAGAAGCGTTTTAAAGATCGACCTGTTCGGTACTTTAACCGGATGGAGAACGGTGACCGTGAAGTAGTGGACGGTGGTCTGTATGCGTACATTGACAGTAACCTAAAAGCGGGTAATGTCGTAGCGCCTTCTTTCACCACGTACATGCCTAAGAGTCAGAAGACAAGTCTCCTCAGTGAGTTCACGTCGGTAAACGTGGCAAAGCGTTCTATCGCTAAGAAACAAGGTCAGAAAGCCAGGGCTGAAGGTAACACGGTGTTGGCGGACGCTAAGCACAACGAACAGAACAACAAGAAGACACTGAACAACTCCTTGTCTGGTTTGTTTGGGTTGGAGTCGTGTATCCTTCATAACCCTACCGCGCACAGTACACTGACTAGCATCACACGCACCATCACCTCTATCAGTAACGCCAGTAACGAACGACTGATTGCAGGTAACCGTTATTTGCCCAGAGCGATTGACGTGTATCGCAGTGTGGTGTTCGAGAGCAGTAAGTGTGACGAAGCTGAAACCAAGCGAGTGGTTGAGAAGTTTGGACTACACCTTCCCACTGTGAACGACGTTGTAGACGTGCTGAAGTGGAGCAGTGATCTCTACTTCAGGGATGACAAGTATTACCGAGAACACATCGTCCCGTTCCTGGAACGACTGTCACCCTACCAGTTGGCAACTATTTGCTACACCACTGACTTGTACCACCAGCGCAGGTTTAACAACGAGTTCATTAAAACGTTCCTCAGCAAACTCACCACACGGGTAGAGCCTGACGGAACCAACCTGGATGATGTCAACGTCATCTATACCATCCCGGAAGCTATCCTGTACTTTGTTCACAGTACCTTTGCGTCAAGCATGACCGGTAAGGGTAAGAACTACAGTAAGATTAACAATGATGGTTTAGCAAAAGCTATTTACATGACCGGTAAGCGAGTTCAGGAAGTACTCATCGAGTACGGTGACTTCTTGAAGTTGTTCTTCCTAACTGAGATTGGTCCTACTAACTCGTTCCGATTAAAGAACATGCGTCGCCGAGCGGTGATGCTAAGTGACACTGATAGTAGTGCGTTTACGTTGGACGAGTGGGTGCGGTGGCGGTGTAACGGTGAGTTTACAATTACGGATGAGACAGTAGGCCTGGCGGGTGCTATTACTTTCATTGCAGCTGAGAACATTGTAAACCAACTCTGCATCCTGTCTAACAACATGAACGTAGACCCTAGTCAGCTTCGCTTATTGGCAATGAAGAACGAGTATACGTGGAGCAGCTTTGCGCCGGCTGAGGTGAGTAAGCACTACTACGCTAACACCATGATCGAAGAAGGTAACGTCTTTAAAGAACCATCAGCTGAGATCAAAGGGGTTCACTTGAAGAACAGTGCTGTGCCTGTTGTGATTACAGCGCGCGGTACAGCCATCATGAAAGAGATCCTTAACAAAGTTCACCGTAACGAGAAGATGCGACTTACCGACATTGTAAGTGAGATGATCGGCATTGAACGGATGATCATTGATTCTGTTAACAAAGGAGAGACTCAGTTCCTTAAGCGGAGTAAGATCAAAGAGGCTACGGCCTACGCACAAGAAGCTGAGAAGTCACCTTACCAGCGTCACTTGTTCTGGGAGCAAGTCTTCGAGCCTAAGTACGGTAGCATTGAAAAGCCAACGTACGGTGTGGTGAAGTTCCCAACTACCATTAAAAGTAAAACGGCGTTGAAAGAGTGGGTAGATAGCATTGAGGACGTTGCATTCAGAAGCCGCCTACATGACTGGTTGATACGCTTTAACAAACAGTCACTTGGGACCGTAATGCTGAGTGAGGAGTACATTGCGGGTAACGGCGTTCCGGTTGAGATTGCTATGATTGTCAACAGCCGTAAGATCGTGTTTGACATCACGCTTCAGCTTCGGGTGGTGTTAGGTACGTTGGGCGTGTTACTTCACGATGACTTGCTCATCTCTGAACAGTTTCACATCGTAGACAACCTATTGCAACCTAAGGTATAACAACGTAGTCTAAGTCAACCGAGCTACGGCCCGGTTGACTTAGTTGTTATCGATCATTACACACAGGGCATTCATTAGTATCTACAACTACCTTACAGCTATCCCCAGTATCGCCTATGTGATGTTTGTTAGGTTTACTGTGGAGTTCTTTGTATTCTAAGAAACTACTTTTCTCCACTTCCACTTCGTCCACGTTAGCGCTACACGCTGGACACCTAAAGATCACTCGGTACGCAACCGTCATAACCTATCCTTCCAATTAACCTTCCCACGCTATTAAACAGCACGGTCAATCTTTTAGTAGCTACCTGGATAATCCCCATGACCAAAATCACATACATCAAGTTGGTTAACTTTAACTGCTTTCCCTTAATGGAGAATGACACCTTTGAACACCACTTTACCAATGACCTCACAATGTTCACAGGTCCCAATGGGGCAGGTAAGTCCTCCATCTTCAAGGAGCTTTCCCCGCTCCCCAGTGATAAAGCACTGTTCAGTAAAGGCGGGTACAAAGAAATCCACTACACCCACGACGGAAAGTCCTACGTCTTAATCAGTGACTTCAGAGTAGGTGCTAAGTACAGCTTTCTGGAGAACGGCGTAGAGCTTAACACCGCCGGGATTGTAACCACTCAACGTGACTTAGCGTTTAGGCTGTTTAGCATCAACCAAGTAGTGCAAGACATCCTAACCGATGCTGAGCAGTTTACGACCATGAGTTTGCTGGCGCGTAAGAAACTGTTTAGCATCATTACCCATATGAACATCGATGAGGTGTTAGATGGGTATAACCAGTTAAAAGAAACGCACAAGTTAAAGACGGCGCTTAAGAAACATCATCTAAGTCGGTACAAGGACGAAGAAAGCAAACTTACTGATGAAGTGTCGTTAGTCAGTCGAAAAGCTGACTTGATGTCCCTTAAAGGTACGATCGATAACTTACTGTCCATCCGTAATGAGATCCAGCAGTACCGTAAGTCAGGTGATCTGTCTACGTCGCTCGGTACCTTAAAGGGCTACACTGCGTTTATTGACCGGACGGTGGGTAAGGAATATGCTCGACTCACTACGTTGCCACGCGGTGATATCCAGGGTAAACTTGAATTAAATGCCTCTAAGTTAGCCGTCATTAACCTTAGGCTAGGTACGACCTACAAAGACTTAGAAAACGTTGAAGCCCGTATACGGGACATGGGGCTTGAGTCAGCTGGTGATCGGCAGCAACTCGTCGAACGACGGAAAGAGTTGATTACTCTGATCGCTAACCGTGAAAACAAACTGGACATCACTAAAGAGCGTGAGATCTCCCCTAACGCGCTACGCGCCGTCCAACGCTTAGAAGCGGCTATCCCCGACATCGTTAACGATATGCTCCCTAACGTCAACCTAGACGGCGAGAGAGCCTATACAACACCTAGGTACAACTTAGTCCTAGAGCACAAAGCGGCGTTGGAGACTGAACTCACTCAACTCCTGGTTGAAGAGAACACCCTCATAGTACTGAAGCAACGACTCTCTACGACTGACGACGTGGTTCACTGTCCTAAGTGTAACCATGGCTTTGCGGTGAAGGACTCGATCGGTGGGGCACTTCACACTGACCGTCACATGCTGGACTTGAAGAACAAACAAGCTTCTGTCAGGTCAAGGTTTAAGAATGCCGAAAACGAGCTGGCTGAGATCCTTGATTATTTCACCCGGTACAAACAACTCTCTGTTCTAAGGCAAGAAACCACCGACGTTATTCCTTATTTCTGGGAACACGTAGACCGTAACAATTGGATCGTAACGTCCCCTCCCACTTTAGCGAGTGTTGTTCAGCGATTAGGGTTGGAGTTCAGCTATCAACTTGAGATTGATGAGTTAGTGAAAGAGAAGGTGTGGGTAGAGGGTCAGGTGGCTAAGATTGATGCCATCGACGCCAATGCCGTCACCGCACTCAAAGCGTCACTTAAAGTGTTGGGTCAAACCGCCACTGACCTACAAACCACTAAGCGTGAGATTCAGGAAGAGCGCACTGAGCTTGAGAAGCTGGCTGAGAACTACAAGAAGCTAGACTCACTCAAGCTTAACCTGGACTCCACTAAACAGACCATCCGTGACTTGGCGTTGGATCACTTCACCACCACACTCACGGGTATGATTGACGACGCTATTCGCACTAAGAATATCAGTGTCATCAACTTAGAAGAAGATATGCGTGGCAACAGTGTAGCTGAAGCCAACATGAGAAGCATCAAAGCGGAGCTAGATAACCTAGAGTCCGAACTTAACGTACTCTCCATCACCATCGATGAACTCTGTCCTAAGAACGGGTTGATTGCTAAGTCGGTGAGTTCTTTCCTAAACATGATCATCGTTAACGTCAACGCCACTATCCGAAAGATCTGGTCATACAAGATGGAACTCAAACCCATCGACGTAGAAGCCGACGGCCTTAACTATAAGTTTAAAGTGGTGGTCGAAGACAAGATTGAAGTGAGTGACATTGCCGTAATCTCTAAAGGGATGAAAGAGGTGGTGGACTTGGCATTCAAGCTGGTGATCTATAAGCTACTGGACATGGAGCACTACCCCTTGTTCCTTGATGAGATTGCCAGTTCACTTGACAGTCACCATAGTCAACAGTTGATGTTACTGATCAACAGCTTTGTAGGTTCTAATCGGTTTAGTCAAATATTCCTAGTGACCCACAAAGAGAACTTCAGTTTCATAAAAGACATTCAGGAAATCAGTTTAGCGTAAACACCTACCTACCACGCTCAAACGTGGTAGGTAGACTACTTTAAGCAAAAAAGAAAACCCCTTACTCGGGGCTTTCTTCGTAACACACTTGACACACCATCGTAAACGTTTTCTTTCCGGTGTTGTCGCTATTAACCAGGTACCCGTACAGCTCACGTAAACCTTTTATTTCTACAACCTTACAACACGGATGAGTGTTAATCAGTTTAGTTGCATCCGAGGTGCTAATGATCTCTAACTTACGTTTACGCACACGGAACCTCTTTAGTAGGAATTACTAAACCGAGTCACTTGTTTTAACCATTGCCCTTCTCCGCCTTGAGGAATAGGCTTTAAGTTATCGTCCACTATCCGCCACTCCAACACATTGTAGTTCTCTTCGAGTTCAACTAAGCGACTAGTTAGTAGATCGGGGTTAGCGATATATTTCTTTTTAACCTTGAAAGGTGTATCTTTGTTTACTTGTTCAAGTCGTATAGCCATAGTTAATAACCAAGCAGGTGGGTTTACTCACGTACTATATATGTAGTTAAAAGGTAAACAAACACACCCACCCAAAGGTAGGTGTGTTAGTCGTTACCAAGCTTTCAATCGATCAGCAGAGACGACTTTAGGACGGATCAAGTCCATGATGCTGCTGTGGATATCGCGGGTAGACTCAGTGGCAAACGTACTGTTCATCGACACTTCCAGGACACGACGCAACACATCCTTATCAATCACCGTGTCAATGATCTCACTTGTGCGACCTTCGAGTGACTCCAAGGAGGGCGCATTGAGTTTAGTGGCAATTGCAATACCAGGCTCCATCACAAAGTCAAACGTGATGATGTTGGTCAGGAAGCGTACTACCTTACCCGCGATGGTTTTGTTATCGGTGAGTCCACGGATAGAGTAGGCAGCCGATTGCTTAGGGTTAGCAAAGGCATCCGCTACTACGTGACCACGAGCGCCAGTAGGCTTGACCTTAGCTATTAACGCGATCATGTTAGGTGCGCCCAACTTAGGGTTCTTGCGACCATAGTCCATGTCCAACTCGATCTCGGCGATGTGAGAGCAGATGTTGGTTTCTTCGATGGTGATGATTCGGTTGTAGAAGGCATCGATGGACTGACCTGGGGCACGCTTAGGGTGGCCTAGTTCAGAGAACAACGCACCGTTCTGAATACGGCGCATCAGGTGTCCAGTCTTAGCAAACAAGTCAATAGCTTGCTCGGCGGTGTAGAACTCACCAGCGCTGTTATAGGAGTTAAGCGCCCCCACTACCACGGTGAAGTAGCCGTTTGCATCAGGAGTCAAGATACCCTGCTTACCACTTTCTGTAAAAACTGTTTCCGTAAATTTGATAGCACCCATCGTAATAGCTCCAAGCTGCTGTGAATAGTCGGCCAACTAATAAGAAGCACAGACTAGATAGGGTGTAAAAAGAAAGCCCCCCTAAGGAGACTTTCTTATTCTTAAAAGAAAAAAGGTTCTTCACCAGAGTACTAAGGGACATACTTCACCTTCTATTCCAATTAGGGTTATGTGTGAGTCAATCTATGCGTCGGACATTAAAGTAGCTTTAATGTAAACAACATGACTCCGAGGGCTAAACCCCCGGAGTCAGTCATTTTAGAACTTAGTGACGCTGTCACGAGCCTGTGCTTCCAGACCGCCTTTGTAAGACGATACGGTTTCACGAGCCACGTCTGCCGCTACTTTGTTAACAAAGGCAGTTTTCATGAGAGGGTCGGCGTTACGGGTGTTGATCGAAGTCAACAGTTCTTGGGCAAAGCGGTTAACACCAGCGCCTACCTGAGAGATACCAGCGAACTCGATATCCAGGTTGAGGATTTCCTGACCCGAGGTCAAGTCACGCTTACCGGTGATGTCGCCGTTACCCTTAGGGAACATGTTGGTGGTCAGCCAGGCTTTGTCCACAGTTTGGTGAAGTGGATCAGGCTGGATGAAGATGCAGGTAGCGCTGTACCAGTCAGCCAGCAAGTCACGGACGTTGCTGTTACCGCGAGTGGACAGCAGAGCAAACTTACTCTCTGGGTCCATCATGCCGTAACGAATCCAGTAATCCAGCAGGGTCTGGATAGGGCGACCATACTTCTCAACAAACGAGAAACGTGGAGCCGAACGCTCACGAGTCACGTTGATGATTTCTTCTTGTTGCTCACCTGCACCACCTACGGCGTGCTCATCAGTGTCTACTTTGAGACCTGCTGACATACCTTCGATGCTGCGTGCGTGCTGCTCAAAGAGCGCCTTTAGGCTGGATACCCATTTCTGGCTGTCCGGCATGATGGTGAACATGCGCGGCGCTTCCAGCATCAAGCAGATCAGCGGGCGGCTGGTGTGGGCTTGGTTAGAAGTCCACGCATCGAGCTGAGGCGACCAACCGTGCTGACCACCATTTTTCAGGTCGAGCATGGGGCGTGGGGAACCAGTCTGGTAGGCACCAGTCAGGATTGAATCAGAAAGTCTGGACATGTGTAACTCCTTTCATTAAACATATAGATAAAGTGTGGCGTTTAAACCACACTAGATCCCCACTATTACTGAGCCAGATCGGACATACGGCGCGCAGACACCATAGCCGTCATTACAGTCTTCATGTTGTTGGCGTAGATGTCAATGTTCAGAGTCCAGCTGTAACCACGAATAGAATCCAGGTTAGTGACTTGGCAATCAGGAACAATTACAAACTGACCGTCGAACTTGTCCTTGACTTTCTCAATTACAAACTCGTTAACGCGTTCTTCCAACTGAGCTTCAGTAAGGTCAGTTGCACCGCTGAACTCACGCCATGCAGCGTGTTCGATCTTGTTCAGGTACGAGATCGCTACAGCGGTGAAGAAGCTGTTCAGTACCGACGTGTCGTTCTCGTAGACGGTTTGAATCGCCGGGAAGAAGGCTTGACGGATACCGTAGGTCAGCGGGAAGTTGAGACCTACCGACCACAGGGTAGAACGGGTAGAAGCTGGAACCCACGTTACGTCGAAGTTCTTCAGCTGAGTGATCACGCTACCTGGAGCACGGCTGAAGTTAGCACCGTTAGTCCAAGCGCCGTTACCAGCACCCATGTAACGAGCTGCCTTGTAGATCAGTTCGTAGGTCAACGGAACGCGTTTGGTGTAGAGGGAGTTGATCAGGTCGCCTGCGCCACCGATGATCACGCCACGCATCACACCCGTACCAAAGGTGGCAGACTCTGGGTAGAGTTCCAACATGGTCTTGAGTGCCACACCTACCGAGTACTGCTGATCCAACGTAGCCGAGGCTTCTTTGTGAGAGAAAGTGCTCAACACAACGAAGGTGTCTTTACGACGCGAGATGAACTTAGGGAAGGCCTTCTTAGTATCCAGACCAAAGCCGCTGTCGTAGATGATCGATTCTGGGTGAAGAACCAGGTCGTTGTACTCGTGCAGGCTGTTGTTGTAACGCTCAAAGTCAGCTGCTACCAGGATGTCCATCAGGTCTTCACTGACAGCACCGTCAGCCGCGCCACGGAAGAACAACTTAGTGTTACGGGTCAGACGAGTACTGCCGGTGAAGTCAACCAACTTGATCGACTGGTACGGGGAACCCGACGAGCTGACAAAGTTGACGATGTTGAGGGCGTGGAAGTTGTCTTCGCTGTTGTTGATTTCAGCGTCGCGGTGTTCGTCAGCCAGGTTCTTCTCGGTAGTGTAGAATTTCTCCAACACAGTAGCCAAGGATTCAGCGTAGACATAGGCAGTACCCAGACCACTAGCCTGAGCAACCGGTACATCGATGTACATGTCCTTGGTGACTTTGTCCAAGTCAACAATAGCGCCGCTTGCTGGATCAGTGCCACGAGGCTTGCTGACAAAGCGAACATCCTGAGAACCGAAGCTGTTCAGAATAGGCTCAGTCTTACCGGTGATCTGATCAGCCAGGCGAACCATGCTGAAGTAGTACGGGAACTGCTTACCTTCACTCAGCATGTTGCTTGGGAAAGGCAGCAGGTCGCTTTTCTGAGCAGCGCGCAGGCTTACGCCAAGACGATTACCGGCTTCACCGATGTCCTTAGCAGCAAACTCAAAGATCGGATACTGGGTGGACTGTTTAACGCCTTCGGTCTGAAGACCAGGACGCTGAGTCAATGCGCCGCGCTGGTATTCACCGGCAGGTACAGTAACGTTGTCAACAACCCAAGCTACCTTGTTACCTGGAACAGTGATTGGTGCACCTTCGCCGTCTAGAACCGGAGTAGGCTCACCGTCTTGGTCAAGCTTCAAGGAACCGTCGTCGTTCTTGACGTACAGTGGCACTTGAACTTCCAGTACGTCGAGGTACAGACCCAGGTTAGCTACGTCTTTGGCATCAGGAGCAGTCAGACGGTGGATGACACAGTTGTTACCAGCGCCAGCGGTGGCGTTGACGAACGGAGTCTGGTGGGTGTAGTACTTGTCGTTTACGTCAAAGCTACGGTCACCGTAGATCTGAGTCAGCGAAACCTGGGAGAAGTCGAAGTAGTAGTCGCCGACTGGGCCTTTTTCCGAGAACAAGTAAAACTTAGGCAAGTGTTGCGGGATGTTGAGAGTATCCTGAGGTACCTGGCGTGCACTAAGGTCACGCGTACCTTCGTCGTACACCATAGGTGCGGCATTACGGATATCAGCCATTGTGAAATCTCCTTGAAACCAAAAAAGGACTGAGGGTGGCGGGTGTGTACCACAAGGATTTACTTATGGCGTAGTGCTATTTAACAAGATAAAGCTTTATGCAAGCAGGGTATTTTTTGATCTCAAACAAAAGACCCTAACCATCTTACCCTTACGGAGATTTCCGGGCATGATTATTTACGACCCATACGCCTCTAAGAACTTGGCAGCACGCGACAACCGTGCGACAATCAATGCCGTCGTTCGGTATCTCATTACCGACTACTCCTACATGGAAACCTCCCAGCGTTTAAAGTTCAAACCCTTTGAAGGTCCTAACGGGAGCTGTAAGACAATCGTTTTGTACGGCCTCACTGACAGTGAGAAAGACGTACCCCCGATCACCCAGCCACTGTACTCTAAAGAGCACAACTGGGGTGTGCTTGATCTCCGTACTCAATTGCGAGTAACTGGAGAGGGGAGTTATGAAATCAGAAACGACTCAGAATACCGCTTGAGTCTTGTTCGTTATAACCTGAGTACGCTCTGGTATGTGGGGAAAAGCTCTAGCCTTTATAGCTTCGAACTCCCACACTTTGCCTTCGCCACCTGGGTATCAGATAATTTAACTACCAAATTTGGCTTGGACATGGGTGATAAGGCTACCCTTCGCGCCCTTGCTTACATTTTCTACGCTAAGCAGTTCAGACTCACTGCTGATGAAGATGAACTAGACAAGCTTATTATCCGGGGTAATAAAGAGTTTGTAGTCGCTGATCTGTTGCGTGAGGTGTATCAGAGAACGCTTGATATGGAAACAATTGAAGACTTCTGCGTAGCGTGTTTTGAAGTCACGGGTAATGTTCGCTTAAAAGGGTTGAACTTTGTTACCCTTAGTAATGTGATCTCTAACAACTGGTTGGGTCAAGGCGGTCGTGAGTTAACCTTACTAGCGCTTGAGCATCCACCTACTTGGGCGTCCTTGGTCTACATCGCACTCACTCAGAAAGCTTTTAAGCGGAGCTTTGTGACGGCTGTTGTTGAGAAGCACAGTAAGCGCGGTAAGGACCAAGAGTTTATTCAACAGGTTGAACGTCTGACTAAAGGTCAGTTGGAGGATTAACATGTTTGAAGTGCAGAAGTTTGCCCTCAATAACATCCACTGCTCTCCCCCGCAGGATCGTCAGTACCGATTTAAACTCGTGAGGGTCACCAACCCTACTCAACCTGCATCCCGAAGTGCTTTTATTTACGGCAAACAACGCACACTGCCTAATAAAACCAGTTTGTTCCAGGTCTACGTGATCGGCGCAGTACCCCCCACTCTTCTTAACCTGGTGGAGAAAGGTAAGACGTGGGTACGGGATGTCTGGCGTAATGTTGCCTTAGACATGAATAGCCGAAACTATATCATGCAGTTTTACGACATCAACGGGGTTGTGTTTCCTAGGAAAGACTTCTACTACTTGATTGGTCGGAGTGGCGAGTTGATCATCGCGGCGGAAATCAGTCCCAACATGAAGCGGTTCTTTAAAGTGGAAGACTGCGCTTACATGCGGGTTTACTCCAACGAGTATTTTAACTCCCCTGATTTTGAGATTAACACCCCTGGTCGCCAAACCGCTATTCAGTGTGGTAGTCGAGTAGTGGCTAACAACTTGGAAAAGCTGGAGTTGCAAACGGCTATTACCCAGTTAGAAGTTGCAGGTGGTAAGGCTATTGTTTACGTCAATGGGCGTCACGCTCCGGGGATGACACTAAGCATACCTAATGACTCTTTTGTAGAGTTTGTGTATGACCGGAGTATCCTGGGCGTTGAGTCGTATCCTATCTCGGGGTTAAGAACTTTTCACTCCACAAAAGACAACCGAGTCAAGTACTTCCTTTACCGGGATCGCGTTGTTGATCATATTCAGTATGAGGATGATCTAGAAGTCTATGTGTGCGGTGAGCGCGATGGGTTGTTCTATTACCAGCACAAACAGCACGCCCTCACTAACGTGACCGATAAAGACTTTGGTCTCGACGCTCAGTATGTAAACGCCCAAGCCAATGTCCTCTCGACGCTGGTAGGTGGGAGTGTGAATGATAAAACTATCACGCTCTACACCCGTCGTAGTTCAATAGGACGTAAGCTAGTAAACAGCTCACTTAAGCTTCACGAGTTGTACAAGCTTCCTGCTGATGTTCAAAAGGACGTACTCCTTAACCACAACCACTCAGTCAGTGATTTCCGGGTAGAGAACCTTGAAGACAGTAATTACTTCAAAGTCGTGAGTGCAACGTCGTTGAGTGAGTTAACCAAGGAACTGACTTCATCCGCAGTTGGGTATGCGGGGTTAGCTCACTACTACGGTGAAACGCCTGTGCGAACTGGAGGTATCCCTTATGTAAAGGTGCCTCCTTTATATCAGGACACCTCGCTGGCTTACGAGTACGATGCAAGTGGTAACCTGATTGATCGTCATAACACAGTAGGCCCGAGCTACGCTGTGCACGCCCAGGAGGCTGCTTCCGTCGAGTTTGTTCAAGGTCGACCCGTTACCTCCTTTAAGCTGTATAACACCGGTGAAGAAGCTCCTGTCCCTTCTACAGAGTACCGTGTCGTTGCTGCGCTGTATGACGGCCCAAAGCGTCTGACCAATTGGACTGACGTGACTGACCAAGTCACGGTTAGCGGCAATAGTGTAACACTCAACGACTCCAGTTTGGGTAAGTTCCGAGTGTTACCTTACACGCTGGTTTACTTGTATGACGTTGAGTTAGCCATCACAGATGGTGTGCTTTTCTTCCCAATCAACACCCAAGATGATCGTGGCGACGGGGAGACTACTCACCGACTGGACATTCCTTTTGTGACGGCTGAGGTGTTCCTAAACAACCGGAAGTTGGTTGAGAAGATTGACTACTTCATGGACTTCCCTAACATCCTTATCTGCAACAAGACCTACCTTAAGTATGGGCAAGAAGTTCAACGTGTCCATGTTCGGTTAACGGGTCTTGGAACAGCTTACCAGGACACCAATAAGAACGATATCACCGGGTTTGTGAATAACGGGGTGCTCACTCGTAACAAGTACTACGACATCACTGATGACAAAGTGCTTACAATCAGTGTTAACGGGAAGCTTACACATAAAGATACGGTGAAGTTCTCAGAAGCCGATAACACAACACGGATCGGTGACGCGTTAAACGGCCTACCTTACTCGATAACGGAGCGTCAGCTTTCGTTGATGGATATCACCGGGATAAGCACTCCGCCTCTGTTAGCCGCTAGTAAGGCGCTTGACGCGCGCATCTCGTCACTGTTTAACCAGGTCTTCCCCGAACCTTCCATTAATCCGTTTAACGTGATTGGGAGTAAGCATTACTTGTACTCCCCGGTGGTCTCTAAAGTCATCTGTGACTTAAAAGAGAAGAACATCCCGCCGTCCCTTTACACCACGCCGTATAACGACACCACGATTCAACAACTACTGAACACCACCTACCAACCCTATCACTTGCTCGACCCTATACGCGCTAGCTTCCCGGCTAACGTAGTAGAGATTCACCCTCATATCGGAAACGACACTATTGACCTCAACCTGTTCCAATACCGGTTTGTGGTAAACTTAATTAGGATTCTTACGCAAGGTCATCCTGAGCGTATTAACCTAAGCGGGTATGTGACGGTGAGTGTGAACGACAGTGAAGAAGTGGTAAGCTTCAACAACGGCCCTGGTGGTGTGGTTGTCCTATAACACGTAAAAGAGAACCCTCCCGAGGTAACCCTCGGGAGGTGTTCTGTCTTCAGTGGTACAGTAAGCGTTGCCTAAGGTCTCTGTAGACCAAGCTGTAAATCAAATCCAACTCAGTGTCTAGTAACTCAGGGCTACTGTTACCTTGTAATTGGACATAAAACATCACACAGTTATTCTCCGCGTTGTAACCCGGTATGTGATGTTTCTTAACTAACAGCTTAAGGGTAAAGCACACCCCAGCTACACCGACACTTAGCAACTGCTTTATCCACGACTTAGCTTCTTCACTGTGGAAGTTATCTAGGTCAACGGTTAGGCACTGGTTAGCTGGTGGCCGCATAGATCACAATGCTCACAGAAATCATGATCAGCCCGACAGCGCACAGAGCCAAGCCAGAACCTTCGGGTGTGCGAAGCGCTGATTTAAAGAACTCTTCCAACTTGATGTAGTCCAGAAGCGCTTTACGGCTGAGGTGCAACACACCTACGTAAAGGATGGACAACGCCAGGATCAGTAGAGTAGCGATAGTACCACCACCCACTGGAAGGTTCTGAATCAAACCACTGTCAGGGTCAGAGAGGAACATAGCTAACACCAACAAGACCGAACCGATACCCATGAAGATAAAACGAAAGCTCATGTGAAACTCCTTTGCCTAGGGGAAGAACTGATAGACGTGTCGTCATCACATTACTACTCAAAGTAAAGAAAAAAGAAACACCCCGAAGGATGTTTCTTAGTGTGTCAGCGATCCCAATCAGGATCGTAGTCTTCATCGTCGTGACTACCACACTCAGCCGTATAGTTAGCATGGTCTTGGTCACAGCGACGTAGATGTGTGTCAGCTGCACGACAAGTGTTACAGATGATCAGTGGCTCTTCTCCAGCCGGCGCGTAGAAGTCATACCACCGCCACTCAGTAGTCTCTGACTTCTTGAAGGTCCCTTTGCAGTCATAACAACAGACTGTACTCTCGGCTTCCTCTTTCAAACACTGATCGAGGCACTCTTGGCAAAGGCAGTAACCTTCACGACCAAAGGAGTCGTTCTCGTACTGAACCTTCACTAGCAACGATGGATCAGCGGTGACATGTTCACAGCTGTCGTGCTCATTGACCAGCTTTTGCTTTTCTTCTTTGGGTTTAAACTTAACACTTTCACTTGTGAACCAGTTCATCAATATTACTCCATGGAAACCCCTTCCTTTAGGTAGGGGAGGAATTGGAGTAGATAGATAATACTCCATCTACTCGATTAACTTACATATTACCTAGTAACGAGTTCCTAAGTAGGTATCGATTGTAACGCCTAGCGTTCTTCTCTTTCTTACAACTACGTAGTATATCCACTAACAACCAAGGTGAATGGGATATGAGTTGTAAGTCTGTTAGTTTAGCATTCTGAACCAAACGACTAAGAGAGATATTGGAATGTAAACTAACCCTGTTTACTCCATCGTTACCACCTATTAGACATTTACCATACTTAACATGCTCTACCAGAGTACCTCTCTGAATACCTAACGACATAGTACCGCCATATCGTGTTCTAGTACCACCTTTCTTGAAGTTAAGTCGGTGGAGTTGTCTCCTGGTATGAGTAAGTGGCTTGAGTACTAGTACGTGGGTTAGGTCAGGTTTTAGTTGGTTACCCAAAACCTCGTTAGCCAACACCCATGAATCCACACAGTGAGAATCAAACAACTTAGAAGCTTTGTTCTTGGTCTTAAACAATCCCAATCGTCTTCTGAAAGATGCTGTTTGACTTCCTTTGAAAGTGGTTAGGCTGTAACCAAGAGCTAATATGTGAGAATATAACCAGTTCTTACCAGCTTGAATAGCCGAGAATGCTGAGTTGCGCCTACTACCACCTTTCTCAGTGGTGACGTTAACATCCTCCACAACCACATTGCTAACTGGATATAGTCTAGCAAACCACTTCAGGATGTTAAGTTTAAGCTGCCATCTAGCTTTAGTGGACGGTGGTACCCATCCCTTACTCCTGGAGCGATTCATTTTGTTAGCTCGGTACGGATTCTTACGTTGTCGTCTAGCGCGTCTAGAGTTACTTCTGGCTTCTATAGCCTTCTTTATAAGTTTACCGTTAGCAGCCAGTGAGTTGACGTTTAAGAAAGTACGAGTAGCTGACTTAACCGTGTATCCCTCAAAGCTACTTCCTGGATCTATACCGACAGCGACGGATTGAGTATCACCATCACTTCTATCGGTTAGTTTAATGTAAAACAAACCTTTAAGATGTCTAGGTATAGCTTTATCGCTTTTCATCAGTTTCCTAGCTCTCTTAGGAGAACAAGGCATCAAAGGTTTACCTGTGGAAGACACCACAGGAACCCATCTTTGTTTTGCTGGGTCATTGGAGTTCGACATGTGAACACCTCCATGAATTATTCCCTTACGGGATCTTGGTAACAAGTAAAGGTCTCTTCGCCACTTTCCGCCATAGAGGTCCGAACTAGAGAAGTATTCTAGACGTATTCTCGTGACTACCACGTCACTGCGGCTAAGTTACTATCCGGCTAGTACAACTGTTTAGTCCTGCTGGGGTAGTTGGCTACCTTTCACAAGCCCCTTCCTTTAGGTAGGGGTAGTTGACGTTATTCCCCCTTCACGTAATCGTCGTAGTCTTCAGCGTCCAACGCTTTGCGTTTCTGATGCTTCTCACCGGAGAGGCATTTACGGCAAAGGTTGGTAGGAGTATCTCCGGCCATCACCGAGAACATACTGCCTTTCCATTGAACCAGTTCGGTCTCAGGAAACTCTTCTTTGCAATCTTCGCACTGCTCGTAATACTGATCCATGTGTAACTCCTTCACCTATCGGGGATTTAATTAATAAGCGTTTTGTGTGATAACTTCAAGTAGTATAT